GAAAAATCAAGACCAACCAGACAAAATAAGCAAATACACGAGTGAAGACAAACATACTCTGCACACTCAATAGAACAGTTCTTCATTGGAGGTCTTAATACTCATAGAGAAGAATCATTCAGTTTTTTTCATAACTTCAATCCCTGTAACCTATTTCCACCTCTTCAACACCAGTCAGACAACCTCTTATGCTGGGAAATGATAATTTCTCTTCGGTATCAAATAATTCTATTGTTCCTGTCTCCCGGTAGATCCCCTTCCCCCCCAGGAATAGACCAAAAGCTGCCTCAAGAGCCTTCCTCTGGAGATGGGGTCCGCTCAGTTCTCGGTCCAGTCGGGACATGACCCGTATGATAGAACCCATATGAGCCATCTTGTCCTGCAAATAAGCAACCCTATTTAGGCCTCTCCCCAAAAGATTCCAAGAGTGTAGAAATGTAATTTCCTGACTCACACGATTGTAATGTTTTGTTTTACTCCAACACAATGGGAATCCTTCCTTGATGAATTGATTGGCCCGAACATATGATCCCAAGTCATTCTCCTCCAACCCCTTGAGGTACAACGCTGATGTGCAAAAGGCTCCCAATTTCTTCACCTGTCCGATGCTGGGGGGTTTTCTAGGGAGTAACCTTGGGCCTGCCCCTAAACACTCCCGAGATGCGAGATGCACTATTAATTTTAACAGAAGGATCAGATTGACACCTCTTCCCGTTAGCAGAATCAATAACTTTCTTCGAGTGTCCTCTATTATCCCCAAGCTTCTCAGCATCTCTCCAAATTCTATTCTAATGTCGGGAATTAGTTCGGAGGGAACTCCTACAAATAAATCCTGTAAACAAATAGTTCTTGCCCGGTTTAGCTCATCACTATCCTCCCTGAAACAAAAGAAGGCATCCAAATCCATTCTAATGGGCCACCAGTTGATGTGACCCAAAACGCGATCTGACAATTTCCTTTTCCCTTCAAAGATGAGGAATATCTCTGATGTGCCTGAAGATGATAGTTCAGATGTAGCTACCATGAATGTCCGGAAACGCCCCCCCATTACCTCCAATTCCCTGGTCATGTGATTTAAGACCTGATCTAAATATGTCTTATAGATAAATGTGCCTCCCCTCACTAACACAGACAAGACATTCGGCAGCATGTTGGCCAGAAGTGAATCGGGTCCTCCCCGGTTCGACCACTCAGCATCGCAGGTTATCAAGTCTATGCACAACTGATGATCTTGAATTAAGGCCCTAAAGTAATCCCAGGTGGATCTCTCGTTAAGGTCGGAGGGATTTCTCCAGGCATCGGTAAAATTGATGCATCTTCCTTTCATTTCTCCCATTGCCTCAACAGCCGAGGGAGGTCCGGGAGATGAACCTCTAAGCTCAACACCCTCTAAAGTCAAGAGACTGTTGAAAATGACTCTTGATTGTCTGTTTTCTCTCAGCAAGAGAGCTGAAATTCCTCCTGACCCATCCCCCCCACATATAGCATCAGTCCATTGGATATCCAGAGCTTTTAGTAGAGAGCGATACTTGTAGTGAGCGCCTGTAGCACATTGGAACCATCGAAGACCACTGATCAGAGGGATACTCTTTCGAGGTATTGTCATGGGAGGTTCTGCGTCAAATGCAAGTCCCTCTATATATTGGAGTCTGAAGATTCGGATCGGCCCACAAAACTCTTCCCCCCAGACAGCATTACGAGTCAACGTCATGTCCGGATCCTGAAGTTTAATTGCGGCCCTGAGCTGGACATCAGCTAACCGGGCAGATGTGGAGTACTTTCCGTCAGGAGTGGCCTCACTTTCTTTGCTCCGGAGATAGACGATATAATCTCTCAAGGCTCTTATTTCTTTGATGTCCTTCTTTTTCCAGCTCTTCTTGCTCATCATCCTAAATGCAGTGTACGACATCGCGAAAGGTCCTATTATCTCTCTAACATAAACGTCAGAAAAAATCCAAATATATTTCTTAACCGGGTTCCTGACGAAATCCCTAGCCAGGGAACGCCTCATAAAGAAAGAGTAAACCAAGGATTGGATATCGGTTGACCCGACCGGATAACTAGCAGGTATCTTATGGGATGAAGATACTAAAACAGATCTGATGTTTCCTCCCCTGCACAAGTTGCAAAATCCTGGGTTGTCCACTAATCCACTTATGACTACATCTAAACCCATCTTGAGATGATCTATTGGATTCCTGAGCTTCTCTAATGATCTCTTGTGTAACAGAGATAAACTTACTGCTCTATACAATCCATCCAGCACTCCATTTAGGTACTGTTCTCCATCCAGTTTGTGAAGTAGAGTCAGAGGAAATACATCGCTGTCCTTATAGAGGGAATTGCCCATCAGAGCTGAATCCCCGACTACAAAACCCTGGGTTACTCCAATCATATAACATCGTATAAGATACGGCTGAGCAAACCAATTCCCTCTTCGAATGGTCGCTCTTTTCTTTACCGGGGGCTCAACATGGTCAGTGGGTATCCAACGTTTGATAATGTGACTTTTGTCTCCTGGGGCGTAAATCAGGACAGATTCTAAGACGATGTCTTCTATTTCCCGCAAGCAACCTGAACAATCCACATGATAGTGGTAGACAGCTCCTGATCCTCTACCCGCATGTACCTCTCCAGTTGTAATCAAAGAGTACAATAACAAAGATTGGAACATGAAATCATAATTAATGGAGCCGACGTCATACAGCGTATCCGTAGTTGCGTTCATCCAGGTCATTTTTGACGGACTAGTAGCACAATAACCTCCAGGAGAAACCCGTTGACACTGAAACCGGTGAAGCGCAGATCCTGTCCGTTCAAATCCTGCCAGATCTTGTGACCAATCCTCACCCGTTAGACAACGTAGGTTGTTCAGAATGCTAGAGGCCAGATTACTACCTGGTTTGACGAACCAAGAAATGACCTCTCTCAGTCTGGCAGCCCGTTTCAAGAGAGGTATACTGGTTTCTTTTTCCCAGGGGGTCAAGATGCTGGTGGTTTCAGAAGTTTTAGATCCCAGATATGGTTGCAAGGGTCCTCTGCGAATCAAGTATTCATCAAGCCCCTGAGGGACATGCACCGTTATATAATCATTGCGATTATAATCCAGGGGTGAACAAGGGACTGTCACTTCATGGAAGGTTCCGAGCATCTCCCACGGATGAGGAACCGTTGTTCCCACTAAGTCTTCTCCCCAGGACAACTTTCTGAGCAGGTCTGCGTGAGAGGATGAACAAGTCCACATGTCTTTTCTCTCCCTCCACCGCGTGACTATTGATTTAATTGCAGCCCGTTCTCCTCTGTAAATCTTGGTGTCTAGCTCCCTCCTCATTTTCTTGGCGAATAGGCCTCGAATTGTCCTTGAGTTTTGATACATCCCAATAATAGAATCAGATATTCCAAGAAACGTCGCAGATTTGTATTCACTGCAGAACCGGGGGAACATTGGACTGATACTCCTCAAGAATGCCAACATGATGCTCTCTCTCTCGCTAGCGTACTCAGTACATTCTTTTACGACTGAGTTTTTGAATTCGTGATAATTTCTTAGCATGTGTTTTTTTACCTCATTTTTGAGGATCGTCTGAGCACTGATGGACCGAGATAAATTTAAAGAAGTCGGACTTTCTAACAATTTGGGAAAATCATCCTCGATGTAGGCCTTAATAGGTGGATTTCCTGCCTGCTCACAAAAACCTTTTAGATCCTTGTCTTCCGTGTGATTGTGGATCTTCTTAAAAAAGGTAAGTCCTTCCGTGAGAGGGTCAGGAAACATCCTCATCATAAATCGTGTCAGAGAACATCCACTGATACCTCCTAGAGTTGGATCAAGGAACAAAGATGACCATAGGTATCCTTTTCCGATCAACTGGGAGTCTTCCTGAAATAAACCATACATGGACCTTCTTATTGCGGGATTGTGTAATTCTATGAGGGATCTAGCCAAGTTTCCGAAGAAATTGAACATCCATATTGGTTCGATGGGAGAGGTATCTCCATGGGATATTGTAAGTGTGTTTGTAGAGATGGTACTCAGAATAGAGCCGAACGATGGAATCTGATCATTGGTTGTACATGTGTTCCGAGATGTTTTCTTGGTCTCGGTCACTAAGGGAGACCCGTCGACTATAAAATTCTTGCCGTAAACAGTTATGGCGGCTGACTGGAGAGTCTCTTCCATTTTAATCCGTAGACCTAGTTTTCCCACTCCATCTCTCACAGCATTCATTATGGCCTCATTGTTTTTTACGATGCGGGCTAAGATGATTGAGGTGTCTAGATCTTCACATTCCACTGGAAGTTCTGTTTTATAGTGAGTTGTAATAACTTGATTGTCCCCCTGAGCCAACAGAGTGACCTTCGCGTTTCTCACCTTCATCTCTCTTTCAATGACTAACATGTTAAGGATACTCCAGCCCTTTTGTCTCAATCCTTCCAAGCCCCCCGCCTGTCCCTCCCAGCAAACCCTTTCATCTCCCCTTGATGTCAGACTGTCCCCGTTAGGTACTAAAAGATCTGGTCTTCCTAGGTAGTACACCAGACTGCCTTCGAAGAATAAGTGGGTCCTTGAGATTAACCGGGAATACCCCAGGAATTTATCCATGACGGTGAAAACCGGTTCCGTGGCGGCCAGACGCTGCTGATTGTTCCATTTTTCATAGTCTATGTGGTTAGCAATACCCACTTTGTCGTACCCGAGGTCTCCTTGGCCAGAGCTGGATTTCATCATCTTTCTTGTCAACTCTGTCAAATCATCTGCCATAGTGAGTCCGGAGAACAAAGGCACGAAATGCCTCTTGATTAAATATTCTGTGGAGACAAAGTACTCCCGCAATTTCCATGACATCAGCGCGAAAAATCTTCCGACTCGTTTCACTTCTCTCTCCTTACCTCTCAATCCAATGACGAGGTCATCCCTCTCCAGACCGTTATCGTTTACCCCCTCAAAAAAATCCTTCCAATTGGTTGCCTCCCGTTCTATAAACGTTCTTAGGACCTTGCAGGTTTTGATTGGTTTATGAGGATACCTCGTTAACCCCTCTATGAGTTCTGTCCTGTTTAAAGAGTGAGACTTGTCTGAGTAGATCACTGAGGGGTCTATTAGGTCTGGGATGTCGAAGCATTGTTTTAGAGGCAACTTGTGCCATTTGTCTCCAAAAGACTCTATTTCCCGCTCGGTTGGCCAGCTGCCGGCCCTGACATGATTGTAAAATGGGTGATTTACCGACATTTCCTCGAGATTCACGGACCAGACTCTTCCCCTTTTATATTGGGACTTCATAACTTTGAAGGCCAAATCACTGGCTAGCTGATTGGCGTATTGTTCGTCTATTACTTTGACAGCGGTGACTTGTTCATGGAGCTTGTTTAGTCCCTCAAAATAATCCAGCACAGGGTGACCAAAGTGCCTGAAAGAACTAAAATAGACAAGGACCATCATCAATTTTTGTTCTCCCGCTATAAGATCCCATAAACTCCCCATCTCCGAACACGTTCCCGTTAACTCGTCCACTTTGTCCCTGATGAAATCTTCGAAGGTTGATGGCACCTGAAGAAGGGGCTTCCTTTCTCTAGTAATCATTGCCATGGTCCTGATACACATAGGTTCTATCATCTTTAAATAATCAAATCCCTCGTTCCCTATCTTCAGAAGTATTCTATCACCTTTGTCATAAAAAGATCTCAAATTGGCAATGTCCAGTCTGGAGTATCTGTTGTCTGTTCTATTGATCAATGTCAGGTACGTCATGACTCGTGCGATGAGGGTATCTTTAACCATTAGGGTCATATTTTTATCCCACAACCAGCCGGAGCGGGGGAAGTATACGTGATGTTTGGTCAGGAAGACCGTTTCCCCATTTCCCATCTTGTACCTTAACATGGATCTACCGTTTGTCACACAGTGATCATCTAGTTCTGTGAACTTCTTCAGACTCGCGATTTCACCTCTTGTCGCGGCATTCATTGCTTGGATGATCAAATGCAAATCAAGGAACACCTGACCTGTTATTTTTATCCAGTTATCTTCTATCACTCGGGGAGTGTACTTGAGCTCTTTCCCTAGCCATGCCCTAAAAAAAATCTCAGGGATCACTTTTGTTATCTCGGCTGTTGCGGTGGTCCGCGTTATCCACTTTTCAAATAAGGATACATCCCAAGAGCCTGTTCTGAAGAGCTTTGGCCATTCTTTGTGAAATATCTCTATCTGATTGATCCCGAGAGTCCTTCTCTGGAGGAAACTTTTCCATAACCCCCAGTCCGGTCGTTCCCACATCTTATTGGTCACCCCTGTCCGGATGTAAATCTCTAAATTTTCTAATTCATCTTTGATAAGGGGCGAGTTTAATGTGTAATCGTCAGAATTCAAGAACTTGATTGTATCAAAAACCTCTCCGCAATGCGGGTGGTTCTCATCACATAGCTGATCTTCTACTATGTCCCCTTCTCCGGCTACTAGTCCCTCTGCATTTGCAAATTCCAAAAAACTCATGATGAACTGTTAGATTTTTTTCATAAATCAAGAGTTTGATATCACCTCAGTGCTCCGCTCTGTCTTTGCCAGAGGGCTGAAATGGTTGAAGATTTAGATTAATTGAATCACTCTTGGGTGGCTTTTTCAGTCCCTTTATGCATTTAAGAACAATCATTAACAGCACATACCCCAACCCCAACAGGGCCATCCCGGTCCCCAATGTGATCAGAAGAGACATGTTCGTTTGAAACCAGGACCCAATTGCATTGAAACTCGTTCCCAGATCCCCTCCGATCTTTGTTGTCTTCCTTTGCGTTGGTATGGAGGCATTCAAAGGAACCTCCTTATCTGGGATAAACACAACTCTGTTAGTTGGGATCAACTCCAATTCCTCTGTGTGTAACGCCACAAGAGAGTCTCGAATGTCATTCAGATGAGGTATATGAATCTCCGGTTGGGACTCTTTTCCATACCTCAGAACCCCATTATATGATAGGTGGTTGTCGTCCGCCCAGTGAACCCACAAACTGTTTTTAAGTAGAGTCCACAAATTATCATTGTCTAGACTTCCCGTGTATTCTTTATATTTGGCGGACCCACACATTAGGGTGCTATTTATAAGTATGTACACTGGATGACGCCCGGGGGATCTGGGCATAAAGTGCCCCAGCGTCCGTAAAGTAACTGTGTTTTCATTAGTGATGCGGTCGATTGCATCTAGGCACCTCTCTCTCAGGTTCATATCTGCATATTCTCCTCTCCTCTCAATTGACTTCTCCATAGGACCTGTCACCCCGATGATAACGTTATCAGAACATGGAGGTAATGAATCATGTCCGGGTATATTGCCAAAAATAGCAAAATGGTGGGGGGTTGCTACACCTGTCCTTCCTCCGTAATTGATTTGACAAGATTGGTTTGAGATCGTCAAGTAAGGATATCCTTCACATTTTATTAGAGTTGCTTCGTTGTCTGGATCTGATGAGTATATTATGCAATCTTGTTTTTGAAATAAATCGGACGGAAGAGGGAATTCCTCAAGTGCAAACCAAACCAAGTCCCGCCTGACAGTTTCACAAACTCGATTCCTGCAGGATCTTATCAAATGCTTGTCGTACACCGAGGTTTTGTAAGGATCAAAGAATGTCTCATGAGGTGTAATGATCGCGCCCGTGATGTCCATATCGATGGTGGACATCCAGGAGCATTCAGATTCTGGAAATTCGACGTTTTCATGCTCCCCCCTCAGATAATTATTGACGGCTAATCGACACCTGTCCAGTACCACTGGGGTTCGGTATTCTTGTTGTGAGATATCATTCGATCCCCAAAGGGATGTCCAGCATGTCGTTCTCTTTTTGACCAAGTGACACAGGACCCCCCCTACATGTTCGGTTTTACCCCCGGCCGGCATTAATAATTTCTTTTTTGTTGGTGTCAGTCCGACGGTGGCATAGTCTTTGACAGTGGGGGGGCAAACGAGATCTTCTGGCAAACAGGGGAGCAGTGAGCCTACTATCCTGCTTGGATAAACAAAGTGGGATTTCTTTTCATCCGTGGTTCCATTTTTATCTCCAGAGGTTATGTGGTCAGTTAAGACACAAAGAATCGAGAGTTTTATAAACAAGGACGTAGAGGTCGTTCGTGCGGTTCTGGTCAACATTTCAATCCTTTAGGTATGATTTGTTGTTAAACCGTTTTTTTCATAAAAAATGTTTTTTTAACGGTCTACCACATGAGATGAGTATTCTGAGTCATTCTTGAATTCAGTTTAAGTAAGGTCTGACGGACATATCTTCTTCTGGTTCTGATTGTCGTATCACAAGCTTCCCGTTTACGGTGTCGACCGTCGCCCCGAACGTGTGCAGACCCGTGATAAAATCATCATTGGAGGCTCCTACCTCCGACAGTGCCCGCCTGAGAGAAATTCCTGGAAGTCTGGACTTACTGAAACTTACCTCTACATAGCCGACAATTTGGCCTTCTGAAAATCTTTTTACAAACTGAAATTTAACATGGGGGAAAGAGGCCAGATAGGAACTCTGAATGTCAGTCAAAAAAAGAAGAGTCTCATCCAATTGAGCGGTGTAATCTACGGTGTGGACTCCTTGTCCTTCCTCCGTCAATGATCTTGTGAGTAGATACACTACTGCCCAATAAAATCCAGCAGTTTGATCGGGACCATTATACTCGTTGGACATCTCGCAGCAAGCCTCAATCAATCTCTTCCGGGATTCAGCTCTCTTCTCTACCCTGAGGTTTAAAGAAGCTACTACTTTCTTCTTGACCTCGAGGAGTTTGCAGGATCTGGGAATGGGTGGAGCACTCGGGTCAACAACTCCGGCAATGTGATCTCTCAGTAGAGATGAAGATGGATGACCCCTTTCGGAGTCCGACCTGGGGTGGTCCCCTCTCTTTCCCATAATACTCCTTAGGCTCCTCATTTTCTGGTGGGGGTTGTTTTTTTCATATATGATGTGTTTTGTTTTTGTCTTTATAACTACCCTTCATTTGGATGGAGTGATACTCTAAATTTTAGATAGGGGAGATTGTTGACAGATCATAGATCTTTGATAATCTCCGGCGGTAATCAGGTCTGCTAGTAAATACTCTTGCCAGTTTTCCGATAAGATCCAGCTGGCTTCTGGAATCAATGGAGGTCACAATCGCTTGACTGTCAGGGATAGGGGGATATCCGATCTTTAGGCGTTTGGTATTTGGGTCGAAGCCTGAGATCGCATGAGTTTTGTTAGTTAAAGCAACATCCAAGTCAGAGATTCGCAATACGTCCTGTATGGGTTCTTTCACGATTTGTTTCGGTCTTGCTCCCAGTGGCGGAGTAGTTGTGACATTTTTGTCCTCAGTCCGTTTTTTGTTATTGTGTTTAGGTTGTGGGTTCACCTTAGTTGTACTAGCAAGATGACTTGTAGGACAGTCCACAGTTGAAACGGTGTTGGATTTCCCATAAACGAGATGAAATTGACCACTTACCTCTATCACAGATGCGATTGGGACCCCCACCAATTGGCAGTGGATCGAGATGGTGTTATTCAAAAGGCCTAAAATGGAAGGACTGTTGGGTATGGGCATGGTAAGAGAGGCCATTTCTTTCATTTCCTCGCACCGGTTCAACAACTCCGGGATTCCAGAGGATTCCCCCACGAAATCTTGAGACAGATCGGGCAGGACCGCACATCTATTTTCCTTGTCCAACTCAACCTCTTTTTCTAGAGGATTTCCCCAGTCACCCAATTGCTCAGAGACAGTGCCGGTTATAGTGCTTGACGGATCGTCGGGTCCTTCTTCCGATATCTCATAACACTGGTTTCTTTCCTCCAGCAAACTCTGGGCCGACATGATTTTGGTGAGGTTGGCTTCAAGGGGGTCGATGTTACTATCCTCGTCTTGAGTGATCGTGAGTTCCATGACAGGTGGGAGGGATGTGATCGTTGTTACTGTTTTTTTCATAAGAGGGTAAGAAATCGGACTTTGTAATCAGGTCGGCACACACGTGGAGTTTGTTTCTTGGGGGTTCCAGTGGTTATAAGATTTTGCTATTATTCAATAGGACGAGGAGTGGCCCTCGTCCCAAGGTGTCAGAATCCATCTGTCTCTGTTGATGGAGGATCTGTTGCTTTTCCAGTACTCCCTGACTGCTCTTCCCATGGATCCTTGTCTCATATTATGAACTTTGGAAGACAAAGTTCCGTCCACCCATTCAAACAACGGTCTCTTCCAGACCCCCCCACACCATGCTACAGCTTCCCTGGGAGTCCTTATCTTTTTCCTGATGGTATCCTCATCGTCATCGGAGTCTTCAGAGAAGTCGTCTGCAAAGTCTTCTTCTCCTCCTGGTCCTAGCTGATGCTCCAGCAAATCTCTATTTTTTCTTTTATTGTTGTACTCTTCCTGAATATCATCTCGTACAATCTTCTCAAAGATCTGGGTGTCTAGTGTACTGGATTGGGACCATCTGAAGGCTGTCAGAGCTGAGGCCAGGAAATATCGTCCGATCAAGCCGTCTTCTAACTGGATCGCATTGTAAGATCTGACTTTCCCTAGGAGTACTCCAATGATATGGACCCACATGTGGAATAAGGGATTGGCGGTGACTGAGTAAGGAGATCTGTTGGAAATCCCGAAATCAATCATATAGGCAGAGTAAGAAAATTGTTGTCCTGCTTCCTCGTCTGCATGAGAAAATCTATCTCTGACCTCCTTCGCTACCTCGGCAGAGAAAATCCATTTGATCATTTCATAGGACTCGGTCCCAAACCAACCAGATATGGCAAGAACTTCACTTAGAAATGTCTGATCCCTCTGAAGCAGATGAACTGTCCCCATCCTGACTCTTTTGAATTCGGGGTTCCCATCTCCAAGGTTGAACTGGAGATCTAGCGCTGCCATAACCTTCCTCATGTCTTCGCCGGGTTCTGGGAGGGCTTTCCGAACAATAGACGCAAGGCTTAGCGTTTGAGATGTCAGCATTCCGGCTAATCTTCTCAGTAAGGCCTCCCTCCCCTCCTCGTGCACAAGTCTGTGATACCGGTAACTGACCAGTACTGCCGTAATCCCGACAAAGTACTCCTGGTCAGTCCATTCTGTTTTGTTGTTGGCTGGGGGTTTGAGTGTAGTAGTGGGATCCTCTACCTCGGCATAGTTAAGAATTGATTTGACCGTCACCTGGTTTTTATCATCAGTTAACTTTATCCCGAATGACTCTAGTACATCATTCCCCTTCAGTTGACTAGGATACATCTCCGAGAGCCAGACCATCCCTTGGATCGTTGACCATTCGGGGACTGTCAATGAGTTGTTTAGGAGATTACAAAAGTAATCTCTTGACTCCTTTTTCAGATACGTTGTTGGGACCTTCACGGACACACTGGGCCTTTTGTTTCCAGCAGAAAACCACTCAGATGGATATTGTGATTGAATACCGGGCTTGGATAGATTAACATGAAACTCTGTTTCCATGTCGGTCCGGGAGAATAGAGCCGGACTTGCGCCGGGTCCTTTGTTGATGTTGATTGATTCGGGATGTTTGGCTGCCATTTTTCTGAATAAATCAAGAGTCAGCCGGTCAACGATGGAAGGTGAGGAGTTCCGGTGTTTCGAGTGAGTTTTGGAGTTTGGATGAACCCTGTTGCTTTTTTCTAATTGTTCTGTTGTGTATTTGAGGGTCTTGCTGGTCTTGACCTCTCCCTTC